TGGATGACATCCTGAAGTAACACCCGGAAGCAACGACAAAGTACCGCTAGGCTTAACTGTTGTCAACTTAACAGACTCAGGGAAATTATGCTCATGACTGTACTTGAAGTCAAACTCACGAAGTCGGCGATAGGTATCATTTAACCAGCTACGCTGCTCTTCTGTTGCCTGTAGCACACCTGTAACGCCAATACCCATTCTCATGTTCTTATGCACAATGTCTTCTGTCTCTTTCAGATGGCAAGGCAGTGCTAAGCTGTGCTTGTTAATACGATAGAGAATCTTACAGACATCAAGCAATTCATCTTTACTCTCGATGTTAGGTAAATATACTTCTGCTAAACAACAAGTTTCATAAGCAGCCAAAGACTGTTCAGCGCATGGATTATAACCCATAACATCAGGATCAGGATAATCAGTCTCACCAAGACGACCAATCTTACGGGAAAGTTTAAGATTGATAAGACCGTATGGCTCTCCTTTGCCTTCATATCCATCCCAGAAGTACTCGTGTAGGTCTTTAGTATCGCTGCAAACAACAGAATTATTAGACATAGCTCTCCAAGAAGGAATATTCCCCATGTCCCAGCGCTTAGCAAGTAGATACTCAACATCGTCAGGATCTCCTATAGCAATCTGTGCAGAACGTCGTACATTACCAGCAACGACAATAGCACCGATAATGTTCATGATGTCAAGGCAATCAATTGGACGCAACTTCTTACCTTTACGCTTTTCAAGGATGTTGCTAATCTTAACGATGCCATCACATAAGTCCTCTGGACCTGAAGCAGTACCGCCAAAGCCTTTAATAGGCGCTCCACGACCACGAACAAGGATAGTGCTATAGGTGAATGTCGGATTGGTGTCGGCTAAGAACGCCGCTTTGAGCGTCTTACCCAATAACTTGACCCATCCTTCACGGGAATCAGGCACGATAAAATCAGCGTCAGCGGTAGTAACACGAGTAGGAGCGCTAAAGTTAGCGTTGACCGGAGGAAGTTTATCAACATATTGCCTCTGAATGTTGTAGCCAACACCTGAGCCAAGCATCAGCAAGTCCATCGCCCATGTAAAAGGACGGACAGGTTGATCAATGACAGTAAATGCACAGTTCTGTAAACTCGCTAATCCTAAGCGATCAACTGTCTCTGTCCCCATTTGCCACAGGAATCGTCCAGCAACAGTGCCTTTCAATTCCAATAAGTACTTCCGTAGACGCTCTTGCTCGTCAGCGTCAAAGCCACAGCTTAACTGATTGTTAGCAGCTTTAATAACCCGTTCAACGGTGTCGGTAAACTCTTCTGTCTTTGATTTTGGATCTGTTTCATTTAATCTCCTTGCGTATGTTCTTTTGTATGTAATATAGCCGACTGTGCTAAAGGGTGTGTTATAGGTCATTCTACTTCTTTCTCAAGTTTGTCAAAGTTATCTTCAATTAAATCAATAAATCTCTCAACTAGATCCTCCGATGATATTTCAAGAAGCTCTAACAAATCAATCTCATTTATTTGCTTTAGTCTGTCTTTTAGATCGTGTATTGTTAATGCCATCTTTCTTTACTTTCTTTGGTTGTTGAAAATGCGTTAGGGCTTTCTCAAGTCCTTCTGTCCAAGTATCATACCAAATAGTCTTCATGCTATCGTACCAGTATGTTGTGTCTCCTTTTGGGAACCACCTCCAGCACGCTGAACCTTCTTGTCCTATCAGGTTTGCTACAGGAACACCGACAGAGCCAGCACAGTGAGCTATTGCTGAGTCCACTGAGATAACTCCATCGAGTGTTTGAATTTGATCAGCAGTATCGCTCCAATGCTTTGATGTAATAAATCCATCATCTTGCTGTAACGATACCCAATCAAACTCTGGGTGCTGCTTAATGAAGTTTAGCATAAGCTCTTTAGGCATCTGCTTAGCTTTCATATTCCAGCTATTGTTTAAGGTTGTATAACAGTAACCCAATAAAGGTTTCTGTCGTACTGGCTTAACAATCTCAGGATTACGAAACATCCCTTCACTACCATATATCTTCTGTACTGGTTCAGCAGGTATTACATTGTGTTCCATTAAGAAGTACGGCAACGACATTACCTTAATCTTTACTGCGTTGGGAAAAGATTCCCCTGCGGTGTATAAACCGTTATGATTAGGCAGTCTTTTTAATAACCGAATTACAGGATCAGGAAATAACAACTTTACTGATTGTATTCCAGCTTGTTTTAGCAGAGGAATGAAACGACTGAATTGAATAATGTCGCCCCATCCTGCTTCAGACCACACGATAGCATTCTTACCTTTGCACCAATTTCCGGGAACCCAAACAGGAGTCTTCGAGAAGTCTGTTTTAATCCCTTGTTTGATTCTTAAATCTGGTAAAGAACGCAACTCATGCAGATAAAAACCATGTTCCCAATCGCCTTGTTTTATCAACTCCATACCATATTGATAAGCAGGATTGGCAGCTTGCTGGTCTTTGATGCCGTAAAAATTAATACGGCGATTCTTGTTTAAGTGTATCATGAATAGTACTTTTTGTCAATAGTTTCGTAGTTCGCAATAAGAAATTCTATGTAATGTTTAGCCTTTTCAAGGTCCTCTACGCCACTCTTGTACGGAAAGCGAAGTAAGTACTTAACAACATTAGCACTCCAAGGATCTAGCCCGTAAGCCATCATAACGTCCCAAGGCTGGATTTCTGCGACTTGGTAATGGTCGCCTCCAACCTGCTTGCGATCAGGGCTTACAGACTCGTTTATGCGGTCTATATACTCTTTTAATTGCATTGCTTTACTCCTACAGACGATTTGACTGATTTTGTAGACTGCGACCAAGTTCCACAAGAAGCGCACTGATAGCGTTGATAGGTTCCGGTACTAGAGATCGCAGTGCCTCGTTTCTGCAGACGAGTCGAAGCACAATTAGGGCAAACATGATCGTCAGTAAAGAGGTTGTGATTAGGATGAGACTTAACCCAAGGACGCAAAGTGTTATACAACGACTCAAGTAAAACGACATCTTGTATATTATATTGCTCCATACGCTTCCACGCATCTTTATCTCCATTCATGCATTTAACCCAAAGCTCATGTCCTTCGTGTTCGTGTTTCTTACCGAGTCCTAAACGCTGTGCTACATAGTCCAGCTTGTTACTAGGAAACCTAAAGTTGCTACGAACAACACGCAATAGGTCAATTTGTTTATAAGGCGATGGTGGATTAAAACTATGTAATAAGAATTCCTTGTTAAGAGTAGGAATATCGAACTTAGTACCATTGTAATGAACCACAGCATCTGCATCGTTGAGAAGCCCATGAATTCCTTTCAGCATTGCCTTTGGTTTAGATTGATGAACAGAATCAAACATAATCTTTTCCTCACCTAACCACTTTGCTGCATAGCATAAGACATAAGAAGATTCCATTAATTGATTGATGCTGACGTTTTGCTGCCACAGACCCCAAACGTGAGCTGTGTTAGGACTTGACTCAATATCAAGCAATAGGATTTTCATGACCAATCCTGCTCTTCATCCTGCTTATTAAAGTTAAATTCAGGTTCTACAAAGTCTTGTTGCACGAACTCAGCCCAAGCCTCTTTAGAGATCATGTGTGAATCAGCACGATCATAAAAGGTTGTATTGTCGCCAATGAACTTAACACGATCAACAATGTTGTATCCGTATTGTGCTGAGACAACATCTGCACACATTAGCATAATCTCCATCCACTGAGGAGAGTCGTCAAAGTTACGAGTACGGACGATGCAATCCTCATTATCCATAATCTCAATTTTTACGTGTAACATTTTTAGTTCCTTTCTTAGGTTTAAACTGCTTTTCAAACTTGTCAATTGAATTACGCAACAACTGATTAAAACCAAACTCAATCATAAAGCAACGCTCGTCTTCGGTCATGTCTATCTGAAGTTCAGCGCCTCCGTCTTCACGCTCTTTCATCTCTAATACTTTCATCATTTCCTCGCTATTAAATCAAAGAATACTTCTGCATCTAAAACAACTAAAGGCTTCTTACCATTTTGTTTGACGACAGCAATCGGTTCATGATTGCCGTGTGTCTTTGCTTGTTCGTAGTAATTATACACTGCTACCTTAGCTAGACTCTTACATTCAAACTGATACGGTATTGCGTCTCTTGCCGCTGGACTTAGCTTGACATCCTCCCCGCCGGCTCCCATTGACGTGCTTACGAGGTCTCCTTGGCGTAGCTGCGGGAACCTTTTTTGCAACTGTTCCACTACCCACTTTTGCAGGTTTCGTCCCTTTGCCTTTGCTGACTGCGGTTTCATCTTTCATTTCCTCTAGCTGTTGCGTTAATACCCACGACTTCGGAATACTAATACGATTGTTGCATTCGTGATCTGACACAGTTCCTGCGACACAGATAGCCTCATCTGTCTCGCTGACTAGAAAGCCAACAGTTACACATTGTGCAATGTCAACCTTTGGTTCATCCCATCCCGCATCTGCTTGTGCATCAATCCATGTAATCTTAATAATCGGACAATCCTGTAACTTCACTTTACTGGCGGTTGCCATACTTGCTTCTCCTCTCTAAGTATCCAAAGTAAACGAGCATTTTCAAGCACTCTGGCTTCGTCGCCATCGTACGCTTTCAATACAGCTTCGTACATCTCTAATTCATTATTACAATCTACTAACAACTTCTTGGACTTCACCGGACCAATGCCGGATAGTCCAATAATGTTGTCTACCTTATCGCCTGTTAGGATCTGAAGATAGAAGTTACGGATAGCCTCTTCCTCTGTGACGTAATACCTTTCTTCCTTCACAAAGTTGTAGTGATGACCACGAATCATATTAAGGTCTTTGTCAATACTGACAATGAGTGTCTCATCTGGTTCATGGCGATAGGCTTCAATACCAATCGCATCATCTGCTTCCATTCCTTCTATGACTTCAAATCCCCAAGCTCTTTCCATGTATTCCCGAAGCAACTGAAAATGATACGGCTTCGGTGCAACACGATTGCCTTTGTATGGAGCAGTCACAGCAATCTCTTTACGAAAATTACCGTGACCTGTTAAATAGCCCCACACTTCGTCAATGCCATCACTCATGCTGAGATTGTCCAAGAATTCGGATAGACGAGCTAACGCAAACTCTGCTGGGTCTCCTTCCGATGCAAAACCAAATCGGTATACTAGAATGTCGGCATCAACGAGAGCTTTCATAATGGAATTTCGTCGTCTTCGAGTTCCTCAGAATCACTGCTGTAAACCTTTAAATCAGTAATTGTGATTTTCATTAACGATGGAGAAACGCCCTTCTTGTTCTTCCAGCTCCACTCATACGGCTTGATGATTGCTACTGCTCTAGAACCATTGCCAACAACTTCGGTAATCTTCTCACCGCCTTTGTCAACTGGCTCAATAGCGTAGTTACTCTTAGCCGTGATAAACCAACCCTTCTCAGGTTTGTCTTCACGCTGGCGTGGCTCAAGTCCTGCCGACTGCAGTGCTTCAACTGCACCGCTACTGAGATTGGTAAGGTCTACTTGATACTTACCTGACATTTCATTCTTAGTGGTGAAGAACGCCCACTGTACTTCTGCTTCGATCTTAATTGGCTTTTCAATATTTGCCATGATAACTCCTTTGTTATACTGCGGTTAATAAGATACTGCTAGTGAATCTTTCCGGAGAAAGACTTCATTTCTTCGATACCATCCATTGTTTCTTCAACAAGACCATCAACTGCGGCTGCTAAGCATTGGATGGTTGTGTCTAAATCAACAGACGTACCGATAGAAAAGGTGCGATCAGTGTACAACACAATCAGTACCTGACCTTCAATTTCTTTTTCTTCACGATCTAGTGGGTTTGTTTCCATGTATCACCTATTTTATATTCGCCCGTTAATGGGCAATTCATCTTAAATTCTACACCAGCATCGGTAATCGCTTTAACACCACTTTGACCCACTTGTTCTGCGTACTTCTCAGGAACTTCAATCTGCCATTCATCGTGAACATTAGCTACTAATTTAAATGGTATTTTCTGTTTTGTCAAGTCTTTATGTAAAAATACCAATGCTTGCTTCATGGCTATCGCACCAGCGCCTTGCAGTAGCGTGTTGAGCGCCGAATGCTCCGAGCGAACGAGTAGCTTACGTCGGTCAAGACCGAGTAGGACTCCCCTCGCAGTAAACGCTTCAGATACACGCTCTCTGAGCCTTTTAAGTTGCGGCGTGTTGCGTAGAAAATTAGTAATGAGCTTTTGTCCTTCTTTCGCTGAGCCTCCAACAACCGACCCGATCTTAGCAGCTCCTGCGCCATAGAGGAAGGCATAGATAAACGTCTTAGCTTGATTCCTCGTCTCCAATCCTGCCGCTGTTTGGTTGGCTGTGTGTATGTCGCCGGATACAACTTCATTCGTATATTCATTATCATTCATGTAGTGAGCCAGCATCCGCAACTCTAAACCGCTTGCATCAATACCGACTAACTTACATCCTTTCTCAACTATCCAAAGATTACGACACTCAGGTCCGTATATCGCATCAGCGTTAGGAACTTGCGCCATGTTCGGTTTAATATGAGTCATACGACCTGTAACTGTACCATTACTAATAACCCTACCGTGAACACGCCCATCAGCCTGTATTGCCTCAATCCAGCTTTCAACCTGTGCAATACGCTTTTGTAGCATCAAGTACTCGGCGATTGCTTTCGCTTCTGGGATGTCGCTACCTTCGAGCGTGGTTTCGTCGACGATTGGGGCGTTTGTTTTCTCGGTGAACTTGGACGGCTTCCAGCCTTTCTCGATGAGCCTTTCTGCGATTTGCTTGCGACTTCCGGGATTGAAGTCTTCCACGATGTCGGAAAGGGGTCTACCG